CAGGTCGGTCGATTTATCATCCCAAATTTTATTACTCATTTATCTTAATTAGAGAAATTTTGACCACCAACTATACCAAAGAGTGCGATACAGGAATCAAAACTCTTGAATGAGAAGATGTCAGTTTTTCCAGCAACTTCTGTGACTATTGGAACATTACCACCTGGCCAGTAAACTGTCGCAGCTGATCCAACAGCGTTGTTAGTAAATGTATCTATACCGACTGAGAATGCACTTGATCCTTGAGTAATTTTAATTGTAAATGCAGTTGCTTCTGAAGGAGGATTAAGGATAGTAAATCCCGTAACCGCCTCATCAACATTTAAGTTAAATGATTGACCTTTTGAAAGATCGACGTTTACATTTCCTGATGAAATATCAAGTTCCTCAACATTCTCATGTAGAGATTTAAGTCTTAACCTACCATCAATGTCAACTTTTGATCTTGGTGAAGCAGTTCCAAATCCAATCAATGATCCTGAAGTTACCTGAATAGCAGTTCCACTCGCACCAACAATTAAAGTTGAAGTTGTAACGATACCAGCACTTATAATACCAGCAGATCCATTTAACTTATAGTTGGTTGAACTTAATATTCCTGTAACATCAACATCACCCACTGTCATAGTTCCAATAAACACGGAACGATTATGAACGTACAAGTCAGTATGTGCGTATCCTGTGACAGCGTTGTAATTAGAGAATGGTGCTCCTAGTTCTAAGTTATATCTTGGTAATGATGTACCAATACCTACTCTTGCTCCTCCAATGTCATCACCATCTTTTCCAGTGGCGTAAATACCATAAGCATCGTTAAGACCTCTTGAAGCAGCATAAGTTGAATCAACTTGAGTCCAACCAGCAGCAGATATATTTACGTTAGTTAAATTAGCACCGTTTCCAACAAACGCAGAAGCAGTAACAATTCCGGCAAATGATCCTCCACCATGTCTTTGAAGTGTGACTCCAGTTCCAACATTGACGTTTACAGCAGCAGTCACAATACCAGCGTCTACCGCAAATAGAGTGTCTCCAGCACCTACACGGAACATTGATCCACTTAATGTAGTTGTTCCAATGCCTACTTTATCAAATATGTACTTATCTTGATTTTTCTCAAGACTGATAGGGCCAAATCTTCTCCAATCTTTATCGTTTGTGTAAACCCAACCAACATAATCACCTTGACTTGGTGTCTCATCAAATATTATATCGCCGGGTGTTCCAGCATCCGTTGGTGTTGAAATACCAACTGTGTATTTTCTTGAGACTGTTGAGTCTCCTTGAATGAATAAGTTGTTTACTTCTAAACCACGAGAAGCAGTTGATGTTACTTTATTAGTAAATACGACTGGCCCAGTGAATTCAGATATTGATTTTCCTTCATCTCCACCATCTACACGAATTGATTGTGTAAATGTTCCCTCAGTTGCGTTGACAAGATTTATATCAGTTCTATTTGATATGTCCTCACCTGTTACACTTCTGACAGGTGAATCAAATATTTCCTCTTTACCAGTGATCGTGCTTATTTTCTTATTACCAGAGAAAGCAATACCACGGTCATTCATACCAGTGAAGTAGTTTACACCACCTTCTTGTTTGAATGTTTGTGATAATATTTCCTCACGATCTGTGATGTCACGATCTTGTCTTTGAGGTAAAGCAGTTGAATAGTTACCGGGGCCATATCCAACATATTCAAAAGTATGTCCAGACGCTCTGTTAATAGAGTGTCTTCTAAGTTCAATTGGATAAGGTTTAATACGACGAACAACTGCACCAGAACTATGAGTGGTTGCTCTTGTTCCTAAAACTGCACGGAAAACTGTAAGAGGATTTGTCGCGGGGTTTGATAGTGATGATTTTACACGAACAACCTCGTCATCAATCATCAAATAATCACCAATTCTTAATCCTATCTCTCCAACGTTTGTTAGACTAACACTCGTTGTTACTGCATCAGCTATATTTGCGGATAAAGTAGTTGTAATTCCAGCATAACGAGATACCATTCTACCATTCAAACTTTCATTTTCAACTGTAGGTATTCCATCTCTTGATGAGAAACCTTCTTCAAATGCGAACGAGGATGAACCAGTAGAAACATTAGTTGCAGTGGTGATTGATGTTCCAACCCTTGCAGCAAATTCTGTTGCACTTACATTTTTAGTAACAACAAAACTTCCTCTAAACGTTGATACTCCAGTATTAACTCTAACTTTATTATTAACCTTAAGACCATGATTACTGGATGATGTAAAGGTTGCAATACCACTTGTTGGGTCATAAGTTAATGTTGTAATTCCTAAACTACCACCAGTTAAGTAAACGGCAGCCTTATCAAGTGGACTTGTTCCAATTCCCGAATTAGTTACTCCACTTACTGTTTTATCACTTATCGCTCTAAAACTCTTCGCTGCACCGACACCTATCTCGGTTATTCGGTAAAGATCATTATATTGATTATAAGTCTCTGATGAAACACCAGTTAATCTTACAACATCACCAATATTATCATAAATTTTAGTTACCTCTACAATCGCAGGGATATGTCCAGTATCACCTGTAGTAGCAATACCAACAACATTTAGTGAATCACCAACGACATATGAACTACCACCGTCCATGATTTCAACGGTGTTTATTTGACCATTAATAACTCCAACTTTTGCAGTTGCGTTTAAACCTTGAGTTGTTGCAGCACCAGCAGATACTAATTTAGCATTATAGAAGTCTGCATCAGATCCTGATCCATATTTTGATCCACTATTTGCAATACTTACCTGAGTGATTCTGTTTAGACCGTGATCAATTTTTGTATTGAATGTATGTGATGTGCCTCCAGCTGCAGTTACTACATCAGTAAGTCCAACACCAACATCAACATCACGAATGAATTTATCAATAGTCTCCTTAGTAATACTTTTCTTAACATCATCAACTATAACTTCACCAATCGGTATTGTTCTTGCATAAGAAACAGCAGGATCTGGATCGGACTTAGGTGTATCTCTATCAATTTGTGGGAATAAATTAATAATACTTTGAGAGAACTTATTATCAGTGAAAGGATCTACAGCAGGCTTATTGTTTGCATTGACAGGAGTAATGTAGTAAATACCATCTTGCTCGCCTTGTTTATAGGACTGCACCTCTTCAATATCTTGAATATAGTATGTGCTATCAAAATTCTTTCTCTTGAAATGAGGAAGTGATGTAGTTCTAGTTAATGTATCACTTGTAAATGTTCCGGGATTTGTCGATATTCCAACTGTGAACTCTCTTGCACTTGTTATACCAGTCACATGGAAAGTTCCGTTAAATCCTGTATTGGCAGCACCGGTAGCATTTGTTGAACTTTGGATGTTTATCAATTCAACTCTTGAATTAACAGATAAGTCATGAGGTAACTCAGTTAAAACATTAGCAACACTTGATGACCAATGAGCGTTTGCAATGAATCTAAAGTTTCTTTGTTCATTCTCATGATTTAAAGATCCTGATCCAAAATATGTTTGAACTTCAGTGTTTGTTGAACCAATTGACGTATTCGATTCTTGTAAAATAAATCCATCTGTTGGAGGTCTTGCGATTGCACCACCACTAGAAGCGGGAATAACATATCTAAATCTGTATATGGTGTCATTCGCAGATCTAGTGTCTGATTTTCTCTTAATAAATGATCTTGGTGTAGCACTTCCTAGTGCAGTTGAACCTAAACCCACAACCACATCATCAAATATCTTGTTATCGGTTGCAGCTGTTGATACGTTTACATACCATTGATTTTCTGTTGTGCTGTATTGTATTGGATGTCCAATATCTCCTGAGTTTTTATCTGATACACGACTGACAATTTTAAGTGACCCACCTAAATTATTAATTGTAAGTGCAGATGCGTTCTTCGCATCAGTTTCAGTCTTTGCAAGCTTAATATCTTTATTTGTTGTTAATCCTGCAGTCGCATTCGCACTTGTGATAACAAAATAAACTGTGTTTGGATCTAATCCATCAGGTATACGACCATTATCACTTAAAATTCTTACAGACTCAGCGTTTTCAAAAGAATGTGCTTGAGTAAGAGTAAGCACGTTACTGGTTATGCTGTTTATACCGGCAGAACTTCTATCAACTTTAAATGTCTTTTCAGAACTATATTGAGTAGTGTTATTACCATTACCATTCGGCATCACAATTCGTGAACTAAACTCAGTTGGAGTGCCAGATGCGTTAGGAACTAAAACATTTAACGTATCTAAATCTCTTGCACCAAACCTAAATCCCTCTAGAACATTCTCAGGTGGAACATCAATGTTATTTTGATTAAACAAATATAAATGTGCATCAGAACTAACGCCAACGGTGACACCTAAATCAATTGAATCAAATTCAATTGCATTTTCGGTGATTGGAATCTCTTTTGGTGGAATAATGTGTGAGATATATCCTTTATCATCTTGAGAAAATGCGTCTGGACGGAAACCTTTTGATATTAATGCTCTTGCACCAAAGTTTGAGTTAGAGTTGGTGATTGACATGTCACCACCAGTTTCAGCAACAAAATGCTCTGTAAAACCAATCGCAAATACTGAAACCGCCTGAATGACAGAATTATTACTACACTTGATATGTGCGTTAGCGTAGGCTGGTTTGTAAATCGCCCTTGAGTTTGTGCTTAGATTTTCATTACCCGGAACTGTAGCATCATCATATACACCAGTCGCTGAATTATATAATAAAAACGCATTATCATCTTTCTGAAGACCAATACCGGTGAATTGAGCAACAACCATGGATTTAAATCCAGTTGCTTTCTGACCGTCTGCATGAAGACCATTCATACCAAATACAGATCTTAACGATATGTTGAAGATATATGGTGACGCTGACGTAACGGTATCAGTGTTTAAACTCAAACTTGCACCCGTCACTGCTGGTAAAGCATTTACTGGGGCGTTTTGTACCTCGTATTTAAATTGTGTGGTGCTTAATTTTTCACTTACAACAAATTTACCATTATATCCAGCAGCAGTAACTCCACTTAAAACAAATGGTGTGTCAACATCAAGACCAGAGACTGCTTCTGTAGTAGTTACGGTGATAGTATCACTTGTTGCAGATCCGTCTCCAGCTTTAATACTTGAGATACCAACTGTTGAACCTGTTGAACCAACAATACGAAATTCATCAATTTTTGGTTGAATATCAATTGATGATGAAGGGTAATCAGGTTGTATTTCTCTACCTGTCGCTGTACCATATGCTAAACCTACCTTTTCATAATACATTTGTAGATCAGTGCGATCTGCTCTGTATGTATTAAAAGCATCATTAATATTAACGTTGTTTACACCATCAGCATACTCAAAACAAGTTAATTTGTGATGTGAAAAATTAGGGACAAATGTATTTTCTGTATAATCGACGTACGCTACACCATTTGGGTCTGCATCAAACATGGTAAACTGCCAAAGATAGCATGCACCCGTTACACGAAATAATGCTGTTCTCTCAATGTTATCATTTGTTGGATTTGGAACATATTTTGGTCTTATCTTTGTTTTTCTTAAATCTAGTCCAACTAATGAAGTTCCTCTAGGTAATATGACACCTCCATGAACACTATTCAGCTTATATAATGCGTTATTTGAATTATTAAGATCATATACTGTATCTAAATCCCACGCAGGAAAATCTTGTGATTCTGATCCGTCTCTTTTTCTAAACTTTGCATTTACACCGTCTGGAATCGGAATCCAACCCGGTCTATTATCCACAATATGCTCACCGGGATATAATAATATAGTAGTATTACCAAATCTGTCATTATCTAAACCTTGCTGATATGAAAATCTGGCTGACTCGATTAATGCTCTTTGGATTGTCTTAAATGGACGAGTAAGAGAATTACCTTTATTATCTACACTATCAGTTGCATCCAAATCATTTGGACTTACATATAGTATATTACCTCGCACATTTTTGAGAAAATTCTCTAATCTGGAAAGACCCATGTTATTTTTCCAAAACTTATAGTATCCGTTATGGATTATTTAGCAAAGAAACAGATACGCAAAAAACCAATAGGGTCAATTTTTGGCCCGAATTTTTTGTCGCCTATTTTTGAAATTAAAAGCTATTTTTCCCTGGCTATAAAGGTTCTGCATAAGAAATGATATCTTCACTCGCTGTCGCTCTAACGAATCTCAAAACATTCATAAACTCTTGAACAGTATCACAATCTATAGTTTTTTTGTCACCACCCTCGGAGTACAGATATACTTTTCTTTTAGAAGGATCGATCACGCACTTTGATAACCAATCCTCTTCCATAAAAACTCCATTTTCTTACACTATAGCACTATGTAGGTGGTTTGTCAAGATTATAATGTACGTCTATCGTAATGGTATCCAGAGATTGAATACTGAGATTGATCACCGGGATATTTATCAGGTGTGTCTCCTTCATATTCAATGATTAGTTTTTCACCATCAATTCTTTCACCAAATACATGAAAAAAACAGTTAATAGGAAGTGCACCTTGTGCCTGTAGATACACACTTTCATCATCCCATCTTTTTACAATGATATCTTGATGAACCCCGATAGGTTGAAGTTGAACTGTTATTGTGTCGATATTAACCAAACCCTTCCAATATTTTGGTAGAACAATTTTTTTCTGATTTCTCAATCTACCCCGATGATAAACACCTGCTTCAGGCCCTTCAAGACAAATGTGACGTAATCGATATCCCTCTTTGTTCGGATGTTTAATATCAAATCCTTTCCAACTTTGACTATTAATCTTGCTATTCGTAAAGTTACAAGATTGTCCAGTCACATTTTTTAAATTACTATCATGAATATCTCCTTTATCAGGATCCACAACAACACCACCTTTTACCTTTAATGCTTCGGCAGCACCAGTATTGCCATCCGCACCAATCATCACAGTTCCTTCAGCAGAACTAAAGTCACCAACATCTCCTACCTGTAAAGGCCCTTCAATATATGCAGAGTGTTTTGTTTTTTTAATACCAGATGATTTAACATCTACTCCATCTTCTGCAACAATAAGTTGACCATTATTAACTTGAACTTCATCTAAGATGTATGCCATTAACTAACTCCTAATTTTGATTTGTATCCGGATGTTGCACAAGAAACTCCTTGAATAATTTTAGACCAAATTTCTATGCCACAATTTGCTCTTATCGCAAGAAAACTTGATGATTTAATTCTCATTCTTTGTCTTGCATGTATATTAACATTTTGGCCATTAATGTCAATCTTATCATGTGATTCAACATTAAAACTCTCTCTTGCAACAAAATTTATCTTATCTCCCTCAAATCTTAAATTACCATCCTTTGCTTTGATAGTGATGTCACCATTCATCGCGTTAATCAGAATACAATTCTGACCTTTAACCATATTATACCCAGCTGATATTTGAGTGGCTCCGGGTGAAACAAGTGTAGTCCATCCTTTTCTACGACTTTCACCAACGTTAGAATCCATTGTAAAGTAATGACCACCATCTTTGGCAACCACTTTAAAATCAGATCGAACATCTTTCTCAGATGAGATGCCACCAAACTGTATGATCGCATCCTGCGTTCCAATCGATTGAGTCCAATAATTTTTCTTTTCTGACATAACTATCTTTTTTGATATTTAGTATCCGTATCCACCGCCACCGCCACCAGTATTAGGTGGTGTGTAAGGTGCGGGAGATGGAGATGGTGAAGGAGAAGGTGTAGGATCAACTGTTGGTGCTGGTGATGGTGTTGGATCAGATGTCACAGTTGGAGCTGGGGCAGTTGTAAATGTTGATGGTTCTACCACATCTGGTTCGGCAGTTATGGTTCGAGTAGTATCTGTAGGTGCTTCAACGTTTTCTCTCACCCTATCAACTCTCGCGACAGGAACATTTTCACCACTGATACTCGCTGCTCTTGTTTCAAACACTCTAATATTTGTTCCAGATTGTGCAGAAGTTCCAGCAAATTTAACACCATTTACAAAGTAAACATTACCATAATATGCTTTACCACCCACATATCCATTTATATTTAAACCAACGAGATCAAAAACTTGAACTATATCAGCAGCAACCGGTTCAACAGGAACGGGATCTCGTATAACATCAAATACTGGAATGAAAGATGCATTTACTCCTGTTCTTGTTTTCATTCTTATTGTAGGAAGCTCTGTAAAATTACCAGCCTTTAATATTTTGACATCTGCTATTCTTCCAAAGGGTTCAGTTGTATATGAAAGTTGTGTTCCGTTTGCAGGTTCGATTACGAGTTGGTCAACTGATGAATCATAATTAATCCCCGGATTACTAACTCTAACATCTGAAATTCTAATAATTGCAGGATACTGAGGGGAGGTTGCCTTTGGTGGGAGGTATCCCGTTCCAGTTTCATTTACTACGATCCGAACAACTGCACCATTTCTTATCTCTGTTTTGAGAACAGCACCATTTCCATTTTTACATGGATCAACAATTGTTACAAATGGTGGTGTCTTATATCCAAAACCTCCATTCACAATGTCCGCAGCAAGAAGATTGCCTTGAGAATCTACAACAGGGTTTGCTTCTGCACCAATACCTCCTCCTCCAAAAAATTTTAGAGTTGGTGGTGGACATGGTTGAGGGCCTACATCACAAGGATCTGTTCTTAATAAATCATTCGGTGTTAGTTTATTCACACCATTGATGTCCAAATATTTTACCTTACCATCACCATTCACAAATACAAAAACTGTTTGTGGATTTAATGCCTCATAAGCATTTGCCTCCTCCACGGTCTTGTCCTTGACATATCCCTCAGTTTCACTGATATATCCAACTTTTATATTTTCATTTGAGATTGGTGATGATGTCATAATTAATTTAGTGGAAGATTTTTCCTAACATATTCCGTTGTCGAAGTATAAGCTTCAACGTAACCATCATCTCCCGGACTAATTATTACATCCTTACCATTTATCTCTACGATGACATCTCCTCCATCCCCACCATATACTTGTTTATAAATGAGTCTATTTTCCTCATTTACATCCTGTATTTCATCAAGATTATTAAAAATTGGACTTTGTATGCGTGTGAGTTTTTCATACGCTTCACTTTCACTGATGATGAAATTGTTTTTGTTAACGATCGCATTTGAGGGTATATCATATGATGATATGTCTATATTTTGCACGTTAAGATTTGGTTTCTCAAATATTTGTTTCTGCTTTTTCACGCTAGTATCAGGTATAATAACAATTTCATCTTTCAAATTATTACCACCTTCGATAACGACTTCCTCTTCAGATACGACATTTTCAGTAACTCTGCGACGATTTTTTTGAAACTCTTCATTTCTTATTCTTGCGTTATCTTGTATTCTTTGTTTCTGTCTAGCACGATACTGTTCTAATGTTTCACCTTGTGGCCCGCCAGTTAAACCACTTAATCCTTTTGCCTCTCTTTGCTTAAATCTTATTTGTGTTTTGGTTAAACCTTCAGTAGAAGTTATATCTGTTATACCTCCATCAGACACAGAGTTCACGATTCCCTGTGTTCCATCTTCAAGTGTTACAATATCACCAACTTTTGGTGTATCACCACCAGCATTTTCTATTTGTTTTTCACTATTCAACTTAGCAATATTATCTGTATTAACAGGATCAGTTTCTGATTTTTTAGTTTGATCACCACCTAGCGTTAGTGTATCAGTTTCAGGGCACTCTTCAGGAGGATCACACTCTGTGAATGCTGCGACCGTAGAGATGAAAGTATTTGCTAATGCCATGTCAAAACTTAATTCTTGACCAACATCAAATCCACCAATCGGAGGTAACTTACCCAACAATCCACCAACATCAAGACTTTGATCAAATGATGGTAATAAACTTGCAACATCAAGTTCACTAGGTATATTTAAATTTTCTAACTTGTTGTAAGCTGTTCCTAATCTACCTAATGATGGGACACCACCACCTCCAGCTACAGATTTAAGAGCATCCATAAATCCACCTCTTACTCGCTGTTGTGTGTTTGCCAATACATCTGCTACGATCTCTTCAGTTTCACATGGATTGGATGGATTATAAGCTCCTGCTGGTGGTGCACTATTTTTTCTATTCAAGTTTTTTCTCATCGCTGCACTAATAAGATCAACGAGATCATCTTTAATCTTACCAAACACACATGCTAATTTTCCTTGACCTTCCAAATTTTTCTCTAATAAATTTGCTCGATTCGTAGTATTATCTTCTTGTTCTAATATCGCTGTCGCATCATTTAATTTTTCTAATAAAAATGTTTGTTGACTATTTAAAGTGGTCAACATTGATTTTGCAGAGAAACCTGCTGTTTTTTCTATCAACTCATCTATTGATTCATTTATATCTTTTGACGCTGCTGCTGTCGGAAAATCATTGAGTTCCTCTAATAATTTTTGATACTTAACTTGAAAATTACTCATGTGAGTATTTAATGATGTCAGACTATTTTTTGTTTTTGGACACTCAACAGAATGCTCTTCATTTTGAATATCAGTTTGTATCTTATCTGAAATTGTTTTTAATAATGTACCGTCACCGCTTTCAAAAGTAATTGTACTATTTGCCCCTTGCTGACATACTTGATTATCTGAAACATCTGTGGTGCCATCATCTGTAAACCCACTTCTTGGTTCAAACACTGATGATTCATCCGTAACTTCATCTACACCAACTTTTGAGTTAATACCCTTGATGGTCGTCTTTGCATTATTTCCAAGCACTCCCATAATAATAGGAACTTGCTCATCTGATCCATCCAAAAAGAAACCAAAGACAAACATACCCTCTTTAATTCCGGGAGTTTGAAATGATCCTCCTTGACCACCACCCCATACGGAGTACATGACTTGACACCATGGAAGTTGGTCAGAGGGAATCACAGACTCTCCACCATCATGAAGGCCCATTATTCTTACTTTATATCTATATCCCCATCCCGGAATGTCCTCCTTCTTATCGATGGGGACATCACTCATGTTCTCACGCCAAGTTGAGGAGTCGGCAACTTGACCTATCCACCAACTAAATTGAGCCCCAACAAATCCGGGATTATATAAACTTGATAATTGTTCCATTAATCATCGTAAACTAAACACTCTGGTTCGTCAGGGTGCATATCACAGAATAATTCTAAACAGTTTGGA